CCAGCGATAAGCTTGCCCCTTTTTCAGCAGCCCTTGTACCGTTACCCGAAATCTACCGATTTCAGGATCTGGACCACTTATTTGAACCTTAAGCGAAACCTCAAAAGTGATAAAACCATCCACAAGTGTAGTGCCAGGGCCGCTTACATAGTCAAATAGACCATCGGTCAACTCAAAGAAAATCATGTAATTCTTTCGCTTGTCATTGCTTTTGTGCTCAACATCTGCGAGCTGTTTCTTTTTGCCTTCAGACAGAGGTATTGTTGCGTTTCTGCCGCTAAGTGGTATGATTTCGCTATCAGTCCAGCGCCTAAATCTAAAGCCAGAAGCGTAAGTTAAACCACTGATTGTTTCACCGCCAACTGTGACAGTATCCGGTCCAGGCTCTTTGATTGCTGTTTTAAGTGGATCTGAATCGTCTGCAACTTCAATCTTTGCAGAAAGCAAATGGCTGCCTGCAATCACTTCGCCGTAGACGACAGGAATCGTTGCACCAACGCCGACGGTATTTGCAGCGCTTGTAAACATGTACGACTGACGACCGTCAGAACCACGAACAACAGACTGCGGGCCATCCGTTGAGCCAGACTCGCCACTGCCTCGTAAGCGACCACCACTAAGACTTGGAACAATAGGCTGCGGTGACAACATTTGAGCAACACCGCCAAGAATTAAACTTGTACCGATAGCCCCAAGGGCAACAGAAGCTGCACTACCTAAAACAAAAGTTCCTGCAGTCAAGGTTCCAGCAGAGCCGACTGTCCCCAAAAGGCCATAACCTAGACCGAGGAAACCAGCGCCAGCGCCTGCCGTCAAAATTGCAAATGCCACCAGGCCAACACCAACCAAAATTGTGCCGGTGCCGTCACCACTACCTGCGATCACAGGCGTCAAGATCAAGTCATTGCTGCCAAGCGGCAACTGAAGATCGTCATAACCAAGATCCGTTCCAGCTTGGATCAGGCGGTAGCCAACGCCATGTTCATGGGCATGGACTAGCTCTTCTTGCAGCTTCGGCTTGTTGATGCACAGCAGCTTGATTGCGTCTGCAGGCGTCCGCAGGTCGTAATAGGTGTGCTCGGTGCCGTACCGTTCACCCAGATCACCCAACAGTCGGACGACCTGCTGCATAGCGAAACACTGCTGCAATCCTTTCAATATAGTACCGCCGCAGCGGTTCGATTGCACTTAGAGAGTTTTGTCGCTGGTGCAAAATCCGTTCATCAGAAAGCAAGATCGCTGCGTGCATCGGCGTTCTTGTGCCAAGCTTCATGATTAAAATGTCACCGGGCGATCTGCGCTCCAGTGCAATTTGCTTAAAGCCGATCGCTTCTGCGTTTTGCAGGAAAATACTGTCGCAGATTTCTAACTCTTCAGGCCGTGCAAACTCAGGCAGCTCGATGCCCTGCAGCTTGTACCATTCACGTACCAGCGAAAAACAATCGTTGACGCCATATTCCCATTGACGACCTAGCAAGGATTGATAGTTAACCATCGTTGATCTGGCATGGAATAAATGTGCCAAGGTAGTTTGGTCTGCTGGCACGCTGAATGATCTGCTGGACTAGCCGTTCCACCCATAGGATGCGAATGCACAATGGCTTCGATTTCCCCGGTTAATGCAGCGCGTGCATAATCGACAGGATTTATAACAAAGTCCTGCTCAGGATGATCAGCGATATTACGGCAAGGTATGTAATGACCTGCCACCACAACGCCACACGCTTCCCGTGGTAATTCTGTTGTGGCATGAGCCTCTGCCTCACATCTGAAGTCGGGCACCTGGAAAGCCTCCAAACGGTAGTTTGCCTGTCGGGAATCGTTTAGTGCAACTGGTATAACGCTTAGCGCATTGATCGTTTGCCGCGGTTGTTGCCGTGTCGTTAAGGTCAAAATACGCTGCGCCCGTGTAACCACATTCAGCGCCACGATACTTCCACGGGCAATGCTCCAACACCTGCCGCCTTGGCAGCGCAAGATTTGTAAGGTCTAGTTTGCTGGTCAGCTCAAACTCAACTAGTTGCGGGTTTTCATTGGCAACCCGATCGATGTACCAAATTTCATCTTCAAATTTTGCTGTGGGATCTGCAGTTGCGTTACCACTTGAAAAGTTGACAGCATCTAGAAATTTCTTGCAGGTTCTGATGCGCGTGACTTTGGCCTGCAGTGGGCTATAAAGCACAAGCAATGCAGAAATCGCATTATTTGCGTTAGCGATCCGCATTGATGGACGAGGTAGCGTGCCTTTTGATGTCACCTCAAAACCATCAACCTCAATCGGATAGGCGCTATAAGTTTTGCCTGCAAAGATGATGTTTGCAATTAGCTCATTCGTCCCAGCGTGATAATAATAGGTTTGATTAATGCCGTTAACAGCTTCAGTCAACTCAAGTTCAAATAGCTCGATGATTGCTGACGGCTCAAGCGATTGGAGCTGTTCCTGAATACTTTGCGGCGTGCTCATGCTTCAAACACCTGAACAAAAGTTGCGGTAATAATGGCACGATTCAGATACGGAATTGATTTTTCCCATTCCGAACAAATCCACTTGTACTCTGTCGTGTCATCCAATGGAGTCCATCCAAACTTTTCTTGGCCGCCGCGAGCATCTAAAAAGGTTTCAATGGTGTCCGCATCAGTCTCGGACACGCTCCAGGTCAGATTCCAAACCTTTGGATTTTGATTTAAGCCGAAGGTGGTGCGTTGGCTATAGCCACTGCCGAACTGCGCGATCCGCACATTAGGCTGGCTGCGTTTTGACGCGCCGTAAGTTGGCGTGATCGACGGGAAAGTAGCCATTAGCTTGCCAGTAGTCCTCCAGGTCGCTTCTGTTTGATCAGTTCAGCTTGAACGGCTGCACCGATTGCAGCGCCAAGTTGTTTGCCGCGTTGGCTGTCGCCTTGGGCTTGTGATCCAGAAGCATCAACGTTTACAGTTACGTTAGCGCCTCCCATCGCGTTGTTTGGAACGATGTTGCCTTGCGCTCCAGGGACAAACAACTCAGGACCGCGCTCGCCAACCAAATAGGAACGACCGCTAGAGACCGAACCACCATTTGCCCTTCCAGCAAGGATACGGCCATCTGGTATTGGGAAGCCACCCAGAGCACCGGGACCAAACTGAGAGCCGCTTAGGTCCATGCCGCTGTAGTCAAAACTAGGTGTGACGCCTAAGCCAAAGGCACGTGCTACGCCTAAAATGATGTACTGCGCGATCATTTGCTGCGCGGTGCGGAACAGCATGTCAGCAATGCTGCGCAGGAAATCGGCAAACACCTCTTCTGCAGTCTTCGTTCCATCGACAAAAGACATGATGCCAAAGGTCATCATGTTGGCCGCTGCATCAGCAGCCTGACCAAGCAGTGGATACTTTTCAACAAGTTTCTGTATCTGCTCTTCTTGGGTAAGCAAGAGCGAATTAGACATCTCAATAGAGCTGGCAAAACTAGGCATGTCGGCAATATTGCCTAAGTTGCCAAAAATGCCAGAGCCTTCCGCTGTAAAGAAAGCTCTTGCCGACGCTTCTGCTGCATCTGCCTTTGCAGGGTCACCTTTTTCACGCAATTCGTTAATACGACGCAAAACACCTTCTCGGTCTTGATCGATTTTTAACAGCTCAGCCTCTAGTTCTGTAGAGGCCTCCTGCAAAGCAAGCCTGTCTGTATAAGTAAGATTTATTTTATCTAGCGCTTTGTTTGCGCGATCAATAGCTTTTTGTTCTCGGTCTGCGGCTTTTTGTTCTCGTTGGTTTTGCCTGTCTGTTTTTGCCGTAAGCCTGTCTTTAGCTTTACTTTGCGCTTCAAGCGCTTTAGCCACGCTGTTGGCAAGGCTTTGGCGTTTATTCTCATGTTCTCGCTCATTCTCTGCAATTTTTTCACGCATTTGTGTTAAATTTATAGCATTGCTAGCGTAATCTGCGTAAATTTTTTGCTGCTCGTTTTCTTGCTGCAGCTGCAAAACACGTTCTTTTTCGCGTACAACTTGTTCGTTTGTCAAGTCGCTGTTTAATTTTAGAATGTTGTTTTCTGCGTGAAGTATCGCAATGTTGTTGTTGCCTTGTCGGGCGCTCTCAGCACGAAGCCGCACGTTTTTTGTTACTTCCTCGTTTTGGGTTCGCTGTAGTTCGATTATTTCGTTTTCAATCTCAAAACGCTGATGCGGAAAAGCCTTGGATAACTGCGTTTGCAACAACACCATCTCGGGTGACTTATTCTTTTGAGCCTGCCTAAGGAGGTTTTGCTCTTCAAGCCTGTCTTCGAAGAACCCTAGTGGACCTTGCAACAGCCGCGCTGCTTCTGCTAAAACGCTTGTTGTAAATATGGTTAACTGGTTCGAAAATTGAGTAGCCGCGTCTCCAAAGCCCTTAAGCGCTGTAACGCCTTCGTCCCCTACTATATTAGCCAGCAGTTCTGTGGCTTCAGCCAGCGCAACTTGCTCTCCCTCAAGTTCGCGCAAACGATTAATTGCATTCTCCGTAGGGCCAGCCACAGCTCCTAAAGATTCAACAACTGCATCTATATCGGCAGTAGAAGAATTTAGAGCAGCACCAAGAGTTGCTGCTTTAGAAGCAAGCTTGTCAAACATTGAACCAATCTGCGTTCCAATCAGAGACAAGCCAAAGCCAAACTCGCCACCAACCATTCCGCCACCAAAGCCGCCCGCTGCTCCACCGATGGAGGCTCCTAGGCCTTGACCAAACAGCAACGGGAATGCCCCACCAATTAGTGCGCTGCTTTGAGCGGATCTAATTCTCTGGGCGCGTTCAGCAGCACGCAAAGCAGCAGGACTGCCCGGAATACCTACCGCTCCACCAATTGGGCTTGTTTGGCCCGTCAGCATGATCTCTTCACGTTGACGCTTGGCTAGCCTTGCCCTTCTCTCATCATCTTCATCCCTTTGCTTCATCCGGGCTTTATATCTTCTGTCAAAATCCTTCCCTTGCTCTATGTCTAGCTTTCTTGCATTGTCAAATGCTTCTTTTTCAAGCCTTTCTTTAATCTCAAACTCTTTAATTATGTTATCAATTTCTATGCTGTTAGCTTTTTTGCCTAGGCTTATCTCTAGGCTGTGCATCTTGTTCAAAAAGTCAGATGTAGCCTGAAACCTTTCTTGACGCAATCCTGACTCTTTATCAGCCTGGATTGCTAGAAGGCGAGCCCTTGTTTTTCCTTCGTCCGCTAACTGCTTTTGAGGGCTGAAAGGCTGAGGACCAAACGGAGTTGCTTGAAGAGGCTTTCCGGCCAGAAAAACTTCTCTAAGCAGTCGCTTTTGCTCTTCCAGTGCCTCATTGTTTAACAACTGTGCGTCAAGAAAATCTCTTGCAGCTCGGGTAGCCTTGTCTCCATTAAGAGCAACCTTGTTTAAGTTTTCTGCAGCGTCCTGCAAGGCTTTACTAAAGTTTGCCGTTGAATTGACAACGGCCTTGCCAACCAAATTGGCATAATCTTCAATGTTCTTGTTTACATTGTCAATCTGCCCACTAAGTGTTTTAGCGTCTCTTGACAGCTTGGTGATTGCTTGGGAGTTTTTGACCGCAACCGCGATATTTACGCCGTAGTCAGCCACAAGCCCGCACCAAAGACCTATTGCTCCACTTTACCTCCTGCTGACGCCTTGCGCTCCATGGCGCATTCTTGCTTGCTCCATTGCCTTCTCTTGCTGCTCGTTGTGTAGCTCAAAATAAGCAGCCCAGCCGACCAGCTCTTCTTGCGTCAACGACTGAGCAAGCTGAGACACCGTTGTGCCCAGCTCCTTGGCTAGAAAATAAATAAAGTACCAATCATTACTTGCTTTTCAAAGCTGCTTTCGCGTCCTCCACTTTGTTCTCCGTTCCAGAAGCCAGCATCGCAAGCTGGATTTCTTGCAGCACAGCCGCTTCAACAGCATTGCGAAGAGCAGCCTTTTCTCCATCTTGGAAAAGACGCTTCCCGTCAGCATCTAGGGCTTTTTCGATCATCATGCCTAGGGCAAAATCACCGGCATCATCAGAGTTAGCTTTCTTTTGAATCGCCTCACGCTCGGCAATGGTCAAAGGGTGCCAATAGACCTCAAGCACCACCTCGTCGCCATCCTTGACCTCATGCTTATAAAGCTGGCTAACGCCAAACTTGTTTCGCAGCAGCTCAGTCGCGCGCATACAGCACTATCGTTTCGATCAATATACTACAGGACTGCAGTAAACTGACAAGACACAATGCCTAAAAAATGAGACCTATCCTCTTCCTCTATTGGAATAGGACCGTTTACATCTAGGACCCTAGGCGAAACGCTATATGTATCCACATAGTTGCTTGCGTTGACTGAGGTCAAACCGTCAATCACCGACTCGCTAATTGCGGCCAGCACAGACGTTCCAGCGGACTTAGGCACATAGACGTTGCATTGAATCACGCCGCTGTAATAACTAGAAGCAGCGCCTTGGTTTTGGAGCGTTGACTGGTTAAAAGTCACTCGCATCGAAACGTATTTTTTTGTTTTGCCTGGCGTCGTAAACCGAACATTGTCGTAAATCATCAGCACGCTGCTGTCTGCTGCGACAACTGCGTCGGTGACTGCCTTCTCAAAAGCAGCTCTAGCATTTACAAGGCTCATGGTTTCAAAATATCAAAACCTCGTTCTAAGCGCGGAGCACCTGCCTTCGAAACAGGTATGGCTCCGTCCACTCGCGCCATAGGCTCCGCCCCTACTCTCAAGGTTGCTAGACGCGGCTTCTCAGCAAAAGCAGCCTTAACCTCTTTGCCTAAAGACTGAACGTAAGCTAAGACGTTTCCATCCTCAAGAGCATAAGCTCTATAAGCAGTCGTGTTTCCAATAAAAACAACTGGGCTTTGTTTATAGTTGAAGTAAAACGGCCCTGGGTATCTTCGTTTAATCTGTCCCATGTTTTTCTTAACACCCCATGAAGTCAGCGCTCCGCCTTTCCCTTGCGTTTGCTTACTGTAAACGTCTGCCCAGGGATTTTTAGTGCGCCTGTTCAGATCACTTGTCTTTCGAGGTTCAAGCCCAACGCTCCCTTGTCGAGCAGTCCAGCTAGAAGCAAAATATCCGGTGTAAACCGGACTAACCTCTCTAGTGGAAAGAGTGTCAACGACTGAATTAATCAGTGCATTAAAACTCCTGTCAAACCACTCCTCTATGTCCCCCTCAATGATTTTAAGGTCGCGATCCGCCATCAGAACGTCACCCCCAAAACATACAAATACTCTTGCCCGCCTCGATACGTCTGCACGCTATTGATTTGAACGATGCGGTCCGCTCCAGCAAACTTCAAGACTACTTCGTCCTGAAGCGTAGGCTGGTTGCCCCCAATTTGCTCAGGAGCGATATAGATCCGAGCTTGCCGCTCTTCACGACCCTCCTCTTCCTCTGATCGCACAAACTCAACTGGACAAGGCAAGTTGTAATAAGGACGATCAAAAGTTTCGTACTTGCCCTTGGCTACGTCATACTCGCCATCAAACTTGCGAATGTAATCAATCGTCGTGTTAAGGCTGCTGCCAAGCTCCGAAACCACCGCTTTGGCTGCGTCTCGGAAGGCTTTGTCTAACGCTCCAGCCATGTCAACCCCTCACCAAGCGGACTTGATAACTGCCGCTACCGCCAAGACAGTAAGCACCAAGGTAAGACTGCAGCCAAGGATAAACATCAAAAACGTTATTGACTGTTCCCGTAGCCTGGCTCGCAGTGTTGTACTTGACTTCAAGGTCACCGAGCTTGACGGCTTCGTATAGCCCCGTATCGCCGGTAGACCCTGTAATCGACTCGGTGTCATTGGCTAAAGCACGTGCCAGCTCATAGGTAGCGTATTTGATGTCGGCGGGAATGACACTGCAGGTCAACTCGACGCGATCGACGTGGTAATTGTTGCGGGGCCAGCTCAGTGCTTGCTCAACGTCGCAACGATCACCGTAAAAAACTTGGTTATCGATCCAGCGCGTAGCTGAAATCAGGGCGCGGTTCTTTTGGTCGTCAGTTTTGTCGTCCCAAGTGGTGCTGTCTGGGACGGTTTCAAAATACGTGTTGGCTTCGGCCAATGTCACGTAGCTATTGGCTGACGCGCTACTAAGGGTGGCGTTGATTGTGGCAGCCATAGCAAGAAAAAAAGGTGGCCCCACCTAATGGTAGGGCCGTTTGCCTGATCAAGAAAGATCAGATGGTGGTGGTGTCCAGGGGGCTGTTGACGGTCATCTGAACCATGGGGATCAGATCGATGTCGTAGGTAGCAGCCCAGTTGCCAGCGGTTGCCAGTTCGGTGTTGTTGGGGTTGTCACCAGCATCAGACCACTTGGTGCCCATCACGTGATAAGCAGAGTGGTAGTCAACCGAAAGGACGTCCTGCTTGGACAGCACGTTGCGGTCTGCCTCAATCCGGAGGTCCTGCTGCACACCCTCGAGGATAGTGCCGGACTTGACCAGATAGCAGTAGAACTCGCGCTGGTGGCCAGCCGTACCAGGGGCAACGGTGTTGACCTGGGAATCGACGATGACGCGCATACCGGCGAATTCGCCGACTTCACGAGCACCGATGCCCACGCCGCCACCACCCCAGGTCACTGCGCCGGAAGCGGCCAGTGCAGAGGTGGAGAAGGTCAGCAGTCCCACCTGGTACAGGTAGAAGGCAACTGAGGGGTGGACAATCAGGGTGTCCAGCTCTTCGCCACGCTCGCCCAGTTTGGAACGGGCTTCG